ATCGGGGCGACCCCGGCGAGCATCGAAGTCCCGAGCTGTTGCCTCTGTATCGCGTTCTCTTCCGCCGCTTGCGCGGTCTTGTTCGCCTGTTCCGCGAACTCGCCGATTTCTCCGCCGATGACGTCGGTTCCGTAGATCGGCTTGTTGATCATTGCGGACAAATTAGCCACCGTGGCCGCGTCTGCGAGAGGCGCGCGGCCCTCGTAATAGTCCGGCGTCTCGTTCTTGAGAATTTGTGCGTAGACAGGTGCGCGCGTATCGTCCGCCGGAGCTTGCGCCGCCTGCTGCACAGGCCGAGCGATCGGGTATTCCGGGCGGAGCAGCGGCTCGTATCTTTTTCCGGAAGCCTCCGCGTTTATCTTGTCCGCGGTCTCTTTTGTCGGGCTGTTCGCCTGCTTCCACGCTTCCGCAGTCGCCTTGTCCGCGAACGGCACCACGTTACTTTGTGCGGGATAAAGGACGCTTTCGTAGTTCACAAGTCGCCTCCCTCGGTGGTGCCGGACTTGAACGGAATGTAGAAATAGCCGCCCTCAGCCGAGCCGACGAGAGGGCCGTAGGAAGAGGTCTCCGAAGAGCTCGGGGCGCTTTCCGCCGCCGCCTTGAGGCGGGCGAGCGGTGCCTCGTATTCGTCCGTGACCGCCGAAGTGTCGATCTTCGAAAGGGCGTAATCGCGTCTGTCCTTGGCGTCCTGCCGAGCGGTCGCGTCATCCTGCATCCGTTGCAGATAAAGTTTCCGCAGCTTCTCGAGATAGGCGTCGTTCTTCTCTTTCGCCGAGATCGTCTCGATCGCGTTGAAGCCCTTTTGGGCAGCGTCGAAGGCCGAGGTGACGATCTTGTTTTGCGCGTCTAGGCGTTCCTTGTTCTTTTCCCTTATGCGGTCATACACGTCGCGGAGGGCGCTGTAATCCGGTCTATCGTATTGGGTGATGTTCATTAGTACGCTCTCCTAGTAGCTCAATGAATTCGCTTTCTTGCCGCCCGCGTTCGCGAGCTGCGATGCGTATTCGCTCGCAGTGCTTTGGTATGCGTTCGCCTTGGCGAGAGTGTTGTTCGCTTTCGCGGTGTTCACGTCGCTCGAGGCGGACGTTGCCGAGGACAGGTAGTTAGCGAGGTTGCTCGTGCGGTTCTGATCGGCGGTGATGTTCTGCGACCCTTCCTGTTGCGCGGCGCTCTGCTCGGAATTGTAGGCGCTTAATTTGTTCGCATAATCGCTTTGATACGCTTCCATCGCCTCTTTGTATGCGCTGTTCGCATTCGCCGAAGTGTTCTTCGCGATGTTCTGCGCGGTGTTGCTTGCGTACAAATTGCCTGACGATGCGGCTGAACGCTCGAGCGCGCTGTTCTGCGCGTCGTTGTTAGTCTGCCACGCCTTATCGTAAAAGACATTGACGTTGCCGTCATAGCTGAAATCGTCGGCTTTGTACGTGTCGGACTGCTTGTTCGCGGCCTGTTGGTATTGAGTGCCCGCGTTCCCGATCGCCGTGTCGTCGCCGTATGCGGCGGTCACGGTGTTGCCGTAATCGTCGATGTTCGAGGCTGCCGAATCGTATGCGCCCTTCGATGCGTTCCACGAATTGGAAATACTGTTCGCCGCGTTCCGGGCGGCGTTCTCGCCGTGCGTCTGCGCGCGGTTCGTGGCGTTGTAGTTAAGGATCGATCCTGCGAGTCCCCCGGCGACGCCGGAAGCCGCGGACGCTATTGCGGCAAGAGCCATAGTTTCAGCCTCGTTACTTTGTTGTGTATATTCCCGAGACGATGATCAGCCCCGAGTTTTCCGCCTTGGACGCGTCAAGCAAAAGATTTATTTTGTCCGCATCGACCAGCACGGATATTTGTTCTATCGCCGCGTCCGTTCCGTGGCCGTTCTGCATATTCGTAATATAACTAATTTCGGCGACATAGGGCACGCCCGACTTGCACAAATTAACCGACTTCTTGCCCGCCGCGTATTCCGTGCCCGAAATTACCGTCCGCCAGAATACCAGTCCGGGAACTTGTACGTAATCCACGCCGTCCACCGTCTCTTTGCGCCAGTACCCTTCGAGGCACGCGAAGAGAGATTGCCTGTTGGCATCGCTCAAGTCCTTCGCCCACCGCGAATCCACCCACGTGCCGAGCGTCCCCGTGGCGCTCTTGACCGGAGCCGCCGCCATCAGAAACGCCCCAGCTGCGAGTATCTTATCTTTGCGTCCGACAGCGTGACGCATACTTTATCCGTAATCGAAAGCTCCAGCACAAAGTAACGTCCGGCGCCTAGGTTCTGGTAGCGGCACTCGGCGGAGTAGTGCCCGGCCTTGCCGAGCCTCGCCACGTCAAGCGCCTGGTACTTCGTGCCGTCGTAGCTAACGGCGAGCATCATAGTGGGATTGTATCCTTCCGTCTCGTGGCCGTCTGTCGTCGGCTGCAATATCTTCGTGCTGCCGCTGTTCGCGACGACCTTCAGCTCGTCGATGCGTATCGGCGAGTAGTCGGCGAGATAGACCGGAGAGCGCCTCATCCGGCGGATATTGACTCCGCGGTAGTCGTCATGCTTTCCTAGCGCGTTGCAGATTAGCTTCTTTTGTGTGTAGGCGCCGAAAATTTCGGTTCCCCACGCAGCCGCGCAAAAGCAGGGCGACCACATCGTATCGCGTCCCGTCCGCAAATCGAGATCGGCTCGGTCGTGCCAATACCCCGTGGCGTAGTCGTAGCAAAGAGACTTGTCGGCGACAGGGAAAGAGATTACGTAGAAAGTGTGCCCCGCGAAGTTGTACGCAATGCCGATGGCGTCCTCGGTGTCGCTCATCGCAGCTATCCGGCGGTCTATCCCCGGAGTGCTGATCTTCTTCGGCGTCCCGGCGTTCTCCGAAAGCCAAATTCCGTTCTGTCCCTCCTCGCCGGAGCCGAGCCAAAATAATTTGTCGTTAATTTGTGCGAGACTCTGCACCGCCGCGATTCCGATGTTCGAGCCCATCCCCGTGTTTGCGAGCGTGTAGCCGTCATCGTTGGTGTTCAGCGTCCACACGTCGAAAGAGCGCCGCCCGAACACGAATAATTTATTGTTGTTTATCGCCGCGAAACTTTGTATTGTATCGCCCGTGTAGCTCAATGCCGTCTGATACTCGGCGGCCCCGTAGTAATCGGAGAAGGCGTTGGACGTGTCGGGATCCGTTCCGTCAACGCTCACCTGCTCGTATTTGGGCGTGTATCCGTCCGCCTCGTAAACGATGTTATTGTTCGCGTCAAATACATATTTCCAACAGGTCGCGTCAGCTCCGCCCGAGAATACGCCCACCTGCGAAATGAAGAGCTGCGAAGTGCCGCTGTCGTTGACGATGACTCGGTTCCCCACGCTCGCAACGTGAGTCGGGCAGATCGTCTGCGACTCGCCCGCCGCGTTTACTTTGTAGGGATTCTTCGGGAGCAAGACGCGGTGCACCTCGGGGACTGTCGCCTTCGAGGTGATCCGGTACATATAGGGCTTGCCGCAAACGGCGACAAGGTTAGAGTCGATGCCGCCTCCGTCCGCGAAACGGACGACGCTCTCGTAAAGCGGAAAGCCCGTCGGGTACTTCATCGCCGCCGCCAAAGTGTCTTCTCCGTCTTTCCAGAAGCGCCAGAACTCGCCTCCGAACGCGCCCCAGATCTCCGCATTGCCTGACGCCGTGGCGTTAACAGCCGCTATGCCGCGGCACCCGCAATCGCTCGCCGTAGCCGTGGGCGTCATATCGAACAAAGTTTTCGTCCCGTCGAGAGAGCGGAGGAACTTGTCCGTGCTCGCCTCGGTCGCGACCGAATTTTCCACGTACAAATTAAGCGAAATCTCGTCGTCCACCTTCTTTGCGTTCGGGAGCTGGTTCGAGCCGCCGACGATGTTGGAGATTAACTTGTCCATAATCACCACCCTCTTGGGCGGAGGATCGCCATGAAGTTGTCGTCGTCACCTTCGCCGTAGGTGACGAAGTGGGCGTGCTTCTCGCGCTCCTTGATCACGCGGATGTAGTCTCCCTCTGTGTCGGATAGGCGCGCGATCTCCTCGGCGGGAGCGTGGTAAAATTTGGCTAGGCGCGCTGCGAGGCCGTACAGGAAGAGGCCCTCGTATTCGCCCGGCGCCTCCACCGTTCCGTTCAACGTGAGCGGCGCGATCTCCGCGTTGTATGCGAAGCGCACCGGGAAGATGGGCGGGCGAGAAAAGAATACGGAACCGAAATCTTTGGATCGCTCGTAGGCGTAAAAGGACGGGATGCCCGCGCCCATCATCACCATCTTCGTGAGCAGATCGGCGAAGCCGTCCGGGTCGATGGGCACCCACGTGTTGCCGGTGCGGTACGCCGCAGCGCTTATCGTCTGCGGTGTCGCCGCGGAGATGAAGCACGGATCGCCGAAGGCTCGGCACTTGTCGTCCGACGGGACGAGAGTCTGGTCTGTCGCGAAGACGTAGGCGAAATGTCCGGGCTCGGCGGTCGCTATCCTGCGAGTGAAGGTGAGATACTCTTGCGAGTTGTACCACGAAAGCAAGAGACCGAGACGCGACAGGGCGTACTTTGTCTGCGTTCCGGTCGGCACCGTGCCGACAATTCCCACTTCCTTCAATGCCGCGTCGATCAGGTCCTTGACTTTCATTTGTCCGCCTTTTTTGATACAAAGTAAATATAAACAAAAAAGGACGCCCCGGAAGGCGTCCTCTTTTTAATTTGTCCTCATCAGGCCATCGCGATGTAGGCGACGCGGGAGAGGCGTCCGTCCACGCCCGTGCCGATGTAGGGCACGTCGATGCGCTTGATGTTGTTGACCGTGAGCACGTTGCCCTGCCCGGTGTACTTGCAGGAGATGCCGCCGAAGCTCTGCGTCTCGTTGGTGCATCCGTCCACGTCCGCGAATTTGTACGTATCCCATTCGAGGGCGTCCGAGGTGCGGCACTGGAGCACGCTGTACTGCGTGTTCGCGGCGAGCAGGGAGGTGGCGGCGAGAGTGGCCGTGCCGTCGCCCCACGCGTTCGGATTAGTCTGTTCGACAGATCCTGCGAGCGAGAAGCGGTAGGACTGCGCGGAGGTCGCGGAGGTGCCGGCGCTGTTGACGCCGGTGACGATCACGACGAGGTTTTCCGACAGGATCGGAAGTCCGTTGAGATCGACCGCCTTGACAGCGGTGCCGCCCGCGGTGAGCGTGAAGGCCGCACCGTCCACGAGGTTCGTGCCGGTGAAGGTGAGGTAGCCGTCGGTGCCGAGGGCGACCGAGGAGACCGTCATCGCGTCGCCGGTCTCGACGATCGGCATATAGCTATCTTCCTGCCAATCGGAAGTCATAAATCTACCGATGTTGTCGTCCGCCCAGATCTTCTTGGCGATCTCGCTAGGCAAGAAATTTGCGATCGCCTTCGTGCCGAGGCGTCCGAAAACGTCGGGGTGGCCGAAACCGACGAACTTGCCCGAAGCGCGGGTGCCGCGGAGGGAAGAAGCCGCCTTGGCGAAAATGTCGAGACTAAAATCGGCGGCGGCATAGACCTTGGCGCCGTCGGAGAATTTGTATGCCTTGGCGATCACGTCCTTTTCGATGGCGGCGGCCACGGCGGTGCCGCGGGGGCGCACGAATTCGGCTACGAAATCTTCGACCTTCGTGACGCGTTCCCACGCGGAGAGGCTCCACGACGTGTGCCCTGCGAGAGCCGAGGCGGTGACCGGGCGTTCGAAAGTTTCCTTATTCTCGTTCGTGATGTCGAGATTGGTGGTGCCCGCATAGCTCTTGCCCGGATCGGGAAGATAGAAGGTGCGCGACATACCGCACTTGACATCGGGGCCGATCTGATCGGCGAGATACGAGCGGGAGGCCTTGAGATACGGCGCCGCATCGAAGACCTGCGCCGCGAAAAGTTTTAGTTTCTTGTTTTCAAGCAGTTGATTCGCCATAATGAATTCCTTTGTGCGTAACGCACAAATTAAAAAAAAATTACATAATCCGGATTCCGTTGCCCGCGCTGCGTAAGTAGTCGAGGGTTGCGGAATCGTCCGCGAAGGTGGAATCGCCTCCGACATTCGTCCTGCCGCTACCGACAGACCCGATGTTGGGCAATGCGCCTCCGTTACTTTGTGTGTCCTGTTCCGCCGCGCTTTTCGCGGCCTTCGGCGGTTCCGTCTTGGAAGCCCCGGAAAACTTTGTCTGCAATCCGCGTTCGATTTCGCGGAGCAATATCCGGCGATCCATCTCGTTCGCTTTCGAGATCACCGCCTCGAGGTCTTGCGGGCAGCCTGCAAGCTGCTCGATGATCCTCGGCCCGATCGGGGAGCCGTCGCAAAATTCGACGATGCCTCTGCCGCGGTCGGTGCGCATTATGTCGCCGAAGCCCGCGTCGAAGGCCCTCTTCAAGGTGCCGTCGTAGCGTTCGCGGTCTTCCTTGCTCGCGTACAAAGCGTCGATCTTCGCCCGGGTGTTTTCCCGGTTGCGTTCCGACGCGATCTCCTGCGAGCGGTCTTGCAGCTCGGCGGCTTTCTGCCGGGCCATAAAGTCCGACATCTCGGCTTCGCGCCTCGCCTGTTCGAACTTCTGCGGGTCGCCTCTGAGGCTTTCCGCGTTACGCACAAACTTGTCCGCATTCGACTTCAGCGATTCGATTTGCGCCTTGAGCCTGTTGATCTCGGCATCCTGCCGGGCACGCTCCGCGTTCAGCTTATCCCACGCGTAGGCCTCTTTTTCGGCTTTCGTGTGCTTCGCCTTCGGCTCTTCCGGATCCCGCTTTTCGGGCTCCTTCGCCTCGGTTCCGTCCGGCTTGTCGGTCGCCCCGTCGGGTTTGGCCTCTTCGCCGTGGTCGTCGCCGTGATCGTGATCTTCGGGCTTCGCGTCCGCCGTCTTTTCCGGCTTCGGCTCTTCCGCCGCGTGATCGTGATCTTCGGGCTTCGCGTCCGCCGTCTTTTCCGGCTTCGGCTCTTCCGCCGCGTGATCGTGATCGTGTTCCTCGCCGCCAGTCAGCTCGCTTTCCGCGCCGATTAGCTGTTCGAGCCTTGCGGCTCCGTCGAGTGTTTCCATTTTGCGCTCCTTTGAAATATAGCTATTTTTTTAGCTATGGGTTAGTTTGTCCAAATTTTTTTTGCACAAATTAAACTCGTCACAAATTATTTTGCGGGATCGTCCGGGCTTTCGCCCTGTCTTCAGCGGCCGCCTTTTGCGTTTCCATATAAATTTTCCGGAGGTCGGCTTCCTTCGCCTGCTCGCCCTTCATCACGAGCTCGCGCGTCTTCTGCTCGTTGTCCATCGACTTGACCGCCAGATCCGAATTTGTGCGTAATTGCATCTGCAATACGGAATTGTTGAGACGCTGTATCGACTGGTCTTTTTCCGCGAGCGCCTTCTTGAGCTCGTTAATTTGTGCGTTGAGCTGCTGCACTTGCGGCGAGGCGTCCGAGAACACCTGTGCGGGCAGGAGCTTCGACAGCATAGCCGCCACGCCCTTGACGCGCTCGTTCTCGGCGTTCGAGGCTATCGCCCAGCAAAGCACGGGCTTCTGGTCTTCAGAGGCGAGCGAGCTCAGCGCCATCAGCTCGCGCCGCGCGTCGTTGCGCTGCGTGATCATCTCGGGCCCGTCATTGACGGTCACCTTGACGGACTCGGGAACGGGAAGCCCCTTCGAGACGCAATACCAGTCGAGACAAATGGAGCCCAAATACTTGACCGATTCCTTCGCGTTGCTGTAGAATTCGCTCACGTTGTTTTCGATGCTTTTCGTGCGGAGCAGCACCGCTTCGGCTGTCTCGTCCGGGTTAGACTTCTCTGCGATCCCCTGCGCCGAAACGCCGGAGATGATTTCGGACAAACTAATTTCCGCGTCGAAGATGTACTTGATGTCGTCCACCCGGACGCCGTTGTCTATGCGCTCGGGACCGGCAAGGGCCTGTCCTGTCGGCGAAAATTCGTTGAACGGAAGGAGCGGCGAAACGTTGCGGTCCATATTCTTGTAGTACTTCTCGTTGCCTTCGAGAGCGCCTCTGCCTATGCGCATCTGCGCCTTGGGAGCGCACAGCATCCGGTCGGTGAGCTGCGATTGCGCATAACTTAACACTTTCTGCACTCCGGCGATGTCGCGCACCACGCCGCGGAAATGCGGCCGCCCGTCGAGCCACGCGTACCGACCGGAGAAGAGGACGACCGGAATCTTGGAGCTCTTGACGCTCGCCTTTGCGAGCACCGAACGACCGCAAAGACGATAGATGAAAAGGATCCCGTTGCGCACAAAGTAATAGGTGACGATCTGCGCCTCGGTCTCGCCGGGCGTCCATCTGGAGTCGATGTCCGGGAGTCCCGCAGAGCAGCAGGGAGCGTCCGCGTCGAAGTCCGGGAACATCTCCCGCGCCGCGCTCTTTTGGATGATCTCGACAACGGCGCATTCCTTGGCGTCCGAGCCGTCCACCTTATGCGCGGACGGATCGCGGAAGATCATCGTCGGGTCGAAGATCGGCTTAACTTGTATGTAGTCCGAGCCGTCCATCTTTTCGGACGTGACGTAGAGCGCCCCGATGCCCATCTCGATGGCGTCGTGCACGGCTGTGGTCTTAGCCTTGCTCGCGTCGAAATCGTTGTTTACATCGTCCGCGAAAGCGTTGAGGTCGGACACCACCGCGCCTGCCGCGTCGTCGTCGCTCGTAAACTCGAACGAATAGGGCGAGGCGGAGAACGGATTGAGGATAGAAGAAATTATTTTGTTGGAAATGTTGACAACGTTGTCCGAACGCGCGGAGGTGCCTCGCTCGTCCTTGATGCCTGAGGCGTCAGAGTTGGCGGCGTCCCGGGCATCCTCGTATTCGTCGACCGCCTTCGAGAAAGCGGAGCGGCTCGCGCGCAAAAACTTTTCGCAGCGCTTGATCACGCCGTCGTCGTCGAGATCGAACTCGTCATCTTTTTTCTTCGCCATCCGTAACCTCTCGTTTGATACAAGTTAAATGTAGACAAATTCGTGCGCAAAGTACAAACTAATTTTCCGCGTCGAAGGAAGAAAGCAGCCTTTCGGCCTCTATAGAGGCCGCCATGCCGCTCTCGGACGGCTCGGAAAAGATGTCGACGCACCCGAGCGCCGTGAGGGCGAGCGCGTCCGCGAGGTCGGGCGAACGACCGAGCACCGCCTTTATTTTGTCCTTCGGCACGAGCGCGGCCCGAGTTCCGGCGATCTCGTACCTTTGCGCCGCCAGTTCGTCGGCCAGCTCGTCCTCGCCTATGATGGCGAGCCCTTGACGCACGGCGAGACGCAAGCCGAAATACATTTCCGTGCGCTTGTTTGAGTAGTGGTCGTCGGAGGCGGACGCCCCGAAGTTGATTTCGTCAACGCGACGGCCCGCCTTTCGCAGGATGTCCGCCGCGCCCGAAGAGAAGCCGCCGGTGCCGTCCATACGCACAACGTAATTGCCATCGCTTAATTTATCTGGAAACATCTTGAGCGCGTCCTCGACGGCAGAGGCGATGGCGAACGAATCGGCGTGACGGATCGCCTTGACGATGCCGGCGTCCGGGCCTTGACGGAAAGCGATCACGGTGCGGTCGTCCCCGAAGCGGGCGCAATCAACGCCCACGTAGAGAGGCGAGTGCGATCCGCCGTAAGGCTTGCGGGTCATCGCCAGCTCGATCTCCGCCGAAGAGAAAAGGCTGTCGTCTCCCGAATCGTCCACTATCTCGCCGCCTAGCTCCTGCTCCGCGAACTTGCCCGTGTAGATGTTGGCGAGCGTTTCTGCGAACGCCTCGCTGTTGAAGTCGTTGTCGGACGTCTTCGCCTTTACGTACAAAGTATCGAGGCCCGAGTACTTGCCCCTCTTGAGGGCGAGCTGCGAGAGCCAGTTCCGCGAGCCTCTCGGAGTGGAAAAGAAAAAGAAGCGGGGCTCGATCCTGCTCCCGTCCGGAGCGGTGCCGCGGCAGCACGCCGCGCACAAAGTAAAGAACTTCTCGGTCGCTAGGGCGCCCTCGTCCATCACCAGGTCGGTCACGTCGGTGACGCCGCGGATCGTGTCCTCGTTGCTCCCCTCGGCCGAGAAAAAGTAGCAGGTCGCCCGCCCGACCTTGATTGTCATCAAAGTGGAATTGCATTCGTGCGCGACGCCCCATCTCGACAGGGTCGCCTCGACAGCCGCGAAGATGACGAATCGCATCACTCGGTAAGTCTGCGCGGTGGCGATCACGTTCCGCTGTTCGACAAGTTCCTTTCCGATGATGATCGCGGCCGCGTGCGTCTTGCCCGATCCGCGCCCGCCCACGAAAGCCGTGTAGCGATGCTCGGACGATACCGCGCGCATCTGCGCGGGCAAAAGAGTTTCGGTTAGCTTGTGCGCAATCGGCACAAGTTAACCTCCGACCGCCTTCTGCCTGAACTCGATCGTCATCGGCTTCACCTTGTTCTCGGCGCGGCGCAAAAGTTCGCGGTTGCTCGTTCCCGCGTGCTGTCCGGTCATCCGGCAGAGGGCCTCGAAAGGCTGGGCGTCTCCCGAGTCGATCACTTTCCACGCGATCGAGGCGGTCATCGCCAGGATGGCCTCCACCTTGCCGTCGTCGTCCACCCACCGCTCGAGCATACGCCGCGTGCGCTCGTCCTTGATGTCGGACACTAGCACGCGCGTCTTGACCACCTTTCCGGCTTTCGCCACCCTTCCGAAAAACTTTTCTTTGAGGAATGGATCCATTTTTTTTCTCCTCCCGCTTTTTTAGCGGGCGTTGCATACAAACGAAATTCCGCACAAAGTCTTTTACTTTGTACGTTTTATCAAATTATGTATCTAAGTCGGAGACGAGCCGAACGGCGTGTAGTCCTCGGCGGGCACGACCCGGCATTTGCAGTTCGGGTGCGATACCATCGCGGCGTCGATGAGGTCGGCGACAGGCGATCCGTCGAGGGCGGTGCACTTCGGGCAGCATCCGGGCCACGCCTGGAACACGAAGCCCATCGGCTGATGCTCTTGCAAAGTATCGCGATCGGACTCGGGCATTATGTTGCCATCCTCCATCGCCTGCTCGCCCACGAGCTGTCCGACCGACGGCGATTCGCCCGCGGCTGCGTGCAGGGCGCGTCCTACAGATCCGGCCTGTGACAGGCCCCCATAGCGGGACAAAAGCGCCAAAGCGTCGAAAATGGGCATAGTTGTTTTCCTCTTGCCAAAAGATATTTTTTTTTGTTTCACGTGGAATAAAATTTTTTCGGCAGCTCGCTTTTTCGGGCGGGCGCGTCTTTTTTGGATCCCTGCATTGATAGTATGGGTACCTATGGGTACCTATGGGTATACGTGGGTACCTTAGGCTGCTATTCCTTGTCCTTGTCATTGTGTTTTAAAGATAGAGAGAGAGATAAAAAAGAAATAAAAGAGTTTCTCATTTTTTTTTGAAAAATAGTTGCCACCTGCCGAAAAATAATTTATTTTTAAATTATGTCTGAAAACATTTTGAAAAAGAAACACCTTGTCATCCCGATGAAGTCCTATGAAATTCTCGCCCGCGAGCAGGAGCGAATCCGCGAGCAGACCGGAATGCACGAAACGCGAAGCAACATCGTCGCCCGTCTTGTCGCCACTTTGGAGGATGACGAGTGCGAAAAGTAGTCGAACTCAAACTTAAATTTTACATACCTCGTTATCTTTTTTGCGCGATCGCCTACGCAGTCAAGCTAGTCGTCATCGACGAGTGGGAAAGGAAAGACGCGGTGCTCCAGGCGTGCGATTTTTACGATGCCTGCGATCCGGCGGACGTGATGCCTTTCGTCGACAGAGTGCTCGAAGAGCTCCTCTTCCGGGTCATCGAAATTCCGGACGGCGTCAAGGTCGGCGAGTATCTCAAGGGAAAAAATGGCAAGGAAATTTGAAGGACCGTGGACGAAGGTACACTGGTCGGACTTCCGTCGGCACTTTTCGCGGCTCTCGGACGCCGAGATAGTCGCGGACATCCGCGCGGGCCTCGACCTCTTCGACAGGCAGGAGGAGGCTCACGGCGACACGGACGGCCTCGACATCGGCAAAGACAGATCTTTCTTCGCGGCGATGATGCGTGCGGCCCTAGCCGACATCGAAACGAAAAGACGGATAGGCGCCGAAAGCGCCGCCAAGCGGTGGAATTCCGCACAAAATAATTCCACACAAAATAATTTCGCACAAAGTAACACCACGTCCGAGGACGGGGAACCTTTGCGCGACAAGGCTCCGGAGCCAGAGCGCGAGGCGCCACATCGCGCTTCCGCGAAGGCCGAGCCGAAGGTCGCGACGGGCGACCTCGCGAACGTTTACATCACGGCGACCGAGGCGCGACAGCTCGCCGAGAAGCTAGGCCCCGAGCGCGCGGCGGCATACGTGACATCCTTGAGCCTGTACAAGGGCAAGACCGGCAAGACCTACAAGTCGGACTACGCCGCGGTGCTGTCGTGGTCGCGCAAGGACGAGGCTCAGGGCGTGGCCGCCGACGGCCACAAGATGACGCAGCGGGAGCGGCTCGCCAAGTACTGCGACGATCGCAGACGCAGGGCGGGACTCGCCCGGCACCCGGGCACGATCGCGCCAGAACCCGCACATGCGACCGATCCGCCGAAGGCGATCTTGCCGCCCGAGCCGGTCGATCCGATTCCCGAGCCGCCGAAAGCGATCGCTCCGCCGGCTCCGCCCGCTCCGGCGAAATGCCGCCCGAGGCCGGAGGAGTGCGTGCCGCTCGACGATTTCGAGGGTATGCCCGAGGAGGCGCTGGACGACATCTTCGGCGCGATGGACGGACGCCGGAGCCGAGAAGACGAACGGAACGACATCTTCCGAGATTACACATAAGTTAAAGGAGAAAGAATGGAAGAGATGGAAGAGATGGAAGAGAAAGACGACGAGACGCTGGAGCGGGAGGATACAGTCCTCGACGAGGTGCACAAGATGTACGCGGCGGCGGGACGCCCGCTCGCCGACGACACGCTGCGTCCGGTGGCCGAGAGCCTCGCCCGCGATCTTCGGTGCCCGACCGGAGACATCCGCAAGCTGTTCGCCCGGTGCGCCACCCGATTCGACTTGCCGACGAGGAGAAACCTCGAAATTACTTTGTCCGAAATGCGGGCGGAAAGCGTATCCGACGGCGACTCGCCGGAGCTCTTGCCGGACGATCGGGCGAGAAGTAACGAGATATGGATAAGGGCGTCCGCGTCGCGGATGGCGGCGGCGTTTTGCGCGTCCCACGGTATGGAAGGCGACTACATCAAGGCGACCGAGAGGCGTCGCGACAACGGACAGTTCGTGCGCCCGGCGCTATTTGTCAAGCTCCGTCAGCGTATGCGCGCGGCGGGCTTCGCTTACCCGGTGGATTTCGTGGACACCGCGAAGCGTATGCGCTCGGGCGCGTACGGAGGAGACGACATGACGCTCGCCGAGTACGTGCGGCGCACAGGCGACACGCGGCTTATATCCGCGAATGCGCACAAGTTAATCGGGGAGGCCGGGCGATGAGCGACTGGATGTCCGAGGCCACGAGGCGGATAGCGCTCGGCACGCCCACGCCGGAGATCGTCGCCGAAAAGAAGGCGAAGGCCGAGGCGAGGCTCGAAAAGAAGCGGGCTGCACAGAGGATGTATTCCATGCGCCATTACAAAAAGGCGATGGCCGACGATACCGCGCACGCAAAAATAAACGGACGCCGAAAAAATTATTACGCACAAAAGAAGCTAGACCCGGAATGGAAAAAGTGGAACGCCGAGCGTCAAAAGGCGTGGATGCGGAAGCATCCGGGGTACGGGCGCAAGTACGCGGAGAAATACATACAAAGTAATCGGGAGTATTTGCGTCTGTTGCAGCGGATCTTGCAGCGCATAAAGGCGGACACTTACGCCCGCAAGCCGACGGCGAGCTTGCCGGACGACCTCGAGGCGATCGCCGCGTACCGGCAGGGCGTGGTGCCGAAGGCGATCAAAAAGAGGATCCCGCCCGAAAAGTGGCGAATTTTGACCGAAAACGGCAGTTTTAAGTAAATAAAATATTTACAATTATTTTGACGATTTCCTATTGACATTACAACGGTATTATCTATATTTGTTGTTGTGGTCGGGGAAACGCCCCGGCCCGGAAACTTAAAAAGGTTAAAGGTAACAAAATGGAAAGCTCCACCAACAACGCCACTTATCAAGACATCTTCGCCGCCGAGGCTGATCGCCTCGGGATGAGCGCCGCCGCCGCACAGGCCGCCATCGAGGTCATCCTCAAGGGGGCCTCGTCCGAAGGCCGCGATGCGGCCGCCGACGCCCGTGACATTTTTGAGATCTCCACCGTGGGGACCAAAGACGCGCTCATCGACGCCTGCCGCGACGACTCAGCGATCTGCGGAAAAGACCTCTCGGACGCCGAGATCTGGGACTATATCGGCGAGGCTTACGACCGCGCGGACCTCTACAACGGCACATACCTCATCGTCCGCGTGGAGGCCTAAAATGCGCATAAATTATTTTTACGAGAACCGGCCCATCACCGCCGCCTGCTTCGCGGCGGAAGCCGTCCGCACCTTCGAGGCCGAGCAGGAATTCCAGGCGTGGCGCGAAAGCGCCAACACGATCGAGGACTTTTGCTACGGCCTTTACCGCGCGCAAAAGGTGGAGGAGGACTTATGATCGACACCGATCTGATCATCCCGATGTCGCTCGGGCTTCTGGCGGTCTTCGCCTTCGTTGGCGTGTGCATCGCGGACAGCGTTTCCGAGTGGCGCGAACGCCGCCGGAAAGAAAAATTTTTTGCAGCCCTACAGGACGCGAAATTGGAGCTGAAAGCACATAAACTAAACGGAGAAAACAATGGGAACTGAAATTGCAAACAAGCTAACGATCGCCGAGATGGACACTTACGCCCGGGCGATCGTGGCGTCCGGCTTCTGCGGCTTCAAAAAGCCCGAGGAGGTGGTTACGCTCGCCCTCATCGCGCAGGACGAGGGGCGGTCGATCGGGTCTGTCGCCCGCGACTATCACATCGTTCAGGGGCGGCCGTCGCTAAAGGCGGACGCGATGCTCGCCCGCTATCAGACGGCGGGCGGAAAGGTCAAGTGGGTGACGCTCACCGACGCAGCGTGCGAGGCCGAATTCTCGCATCCGGCGAGCGGCACCTTTACTTTGTCTTGGACTATCGAGCAAGCGAAGAAAGCGGGCCTAACAAATACCCCGACCTGGAGCAAGTATCCACGCGCGATGCTTCGGGCGCGCGTCGTCTCGGAGGGCATCCGCACAAGCTATCCTGCCGTCCTCTGCGGAACCTATACGCCCGAGGAGTGCGAGGATATGGCGGCGGAAGAGAAAGCAGAACGCGCACAAAGTAAGCGGGAACCCGAGCAAGTCAAGCCCGCCCCGAAGCCCGCCGTCAAGGCGGCCGGGCCCATCGAGGCCGAGATCGTAAAGCAGGAACCCGCACAAAGTAAGGCTGCGGAAGTGACGCCCGAGCAGGCGACCGCGAATTTTTTGGAAGTCGTCTCGAAGATCTGCAAGAAGGGCGCCCCATTCGCCTCGCAAGCTCTCACCGCGATGGGCGTGGGCGACCTGCAAGCGATTCCCGCCGGAGACCGCCACGCGCTCGTGAACGACCTCAAGAAGCGTATCGCCGACTTGCAGGCGAGGCAGAAGGAAATCGAGGACGTGCCGTTCTAAAAAAGATTTCGCTTCCGGGCTCCGTTTTTACCGCCCGGAGGCGGATTCCCGCGGGACATCCGCGGCGGCCTGTTACCGCCGACAGATGAACCGGCGGAAAAGAGCGTGGCCCCGGCTCGATACGGGGCTGATTTTTGGAAACAAATTAACACGCACAAATTAACACGCACAAATTAGGAATACACACAAATGAAAACAGCAGTCACCATCACCGAAGCCTCGATCCTCGAGAACATCGAAGGCGCCGAACTCAAGGCCACCTTCAAGAAGGTTTGCGAAATCGCCCGCGGCAAGAGCGGGCCCGACTACCTCACCGCATCGGCGGGAAAGGTTCGCGATCTCGCCGTCTTTGCGGACAAGCTGAGCGACCTCGGGTCGGCGATCTCGGAAGCGATCAAGAACGCCGAAATCCAGTTCGCCGGAGCCCACGGCGGCGAGGCTTCCGACGGCTTCAAATGGGTCGGCGGCGGAAAGGTGTACAAAGTAACAGACACCTCCTCCCTCATCGAGGGGCTCGAAAGCGAAGGCGCGAACGCCGACACTTTGCGCAAGGCCTGCACGATCTCGCTCAAGGCGGCGAGCGAGGCGACAGGGATCACCGAGGAACGGCTCCGGGCCACCTATCCCGAATGCATCCAAGCGACCGACAGGAAGGCGTCCCTCCGGAGGACATTCTAGGATGGAATGTTTTGCCATCATCGGCGTCATCGCCTTCATCTGCTTCATCTTCAAGGATTAGTTTATGCGGAATAAGGACGGTTATATGCTCGTCAATTGCCCCGAGGACACTCTCCCTCCGCCTAGCGACCCGCATTACAGATGCTCTAAGCACGGCGGGCGGGTCGCGAAGCTCCGGCATCCGGCGAAAGATACCGAGCAGGTCGCCGAGGTGCGAAAGTTCCGCGGCGACCATCTCGCCGAGTGCTGGGCTTGCAAGTACCTTTCAGATAGCCAGAGCTACTGGAAAGGAAAGTGTTACGCCTGCTGCAAGGCGGGCAAGACCGATCCGGCAGGGATCGCGGACGAATTTTGAGAACAAACGCACAAATTAAACACACAAATTTAAAGGAGAACGTACAAATGAAATTGAAAAAAGGAAAGATCGCGGAACGGAACCGCAAGGCACATCGGGCCTTCTATCAAAGGCACGCCGAGTTCGTCAAGCTCTCGAACTCGGTCATCGGAAAGATCAAAAGGCACACGATCACGGCGACCGAAGCCATCGCGACGCTCGCCGTCTTCGGCAACGAATACGCATCGCACAAGGTGCCGAACGCGCTTCTGAAATTCATCGACGCAGAGGACAAAAAAGCGAAACGGCGCGCGGCGAGAGCCGCAAAAAAGGAGACAAAGTAATTATGTATCTGAACAAAGTAATGCTCATCGGGAATGTCGGAAAGGATCCCGAAATCAAGACGACGCAGAGCGGGCGGCGGGTCGCATCGTTCCCGCTCGCCACCTCCCGCGCGTACCGCAACAAGTCGGGAGAGAAGCAGGAAGAGACCCAGTGGCATAACATCGTGATGTGGGGCAAGGTGGCCGAGACGCTCGAGAAGTGCGGCATCAAGAAAGGCGACCCGCTATACATCGAGGGCAATGTCAGCTACCGGAGCTGGGACGCACCGGACGGCTCGAAGCGTTACGCGACCGACATCGTGGCGATCGTTTTCCAATGCCTACGCGGTCGCTCAGCCGAGCCGACGGCCGCCAAGTTCGCGCAGGAAGACGAAGAACTTCCGTTCTAGGGTGCCCGGAGGCCGCCCCGGGACAAACGGCGGCCAAACTTTTGCAAACAAATTACGAACAAACTAAAGGAGCAAGCAAGATGACTGAATTCAACCGAAAGTTTGGGGAGTGGCCTTTCAAGGTCACGATATTCGGCAACGGACAGGCGACCTGCTCGGGAGCCGTGCCCGCCAATGTGACGAACGCCGTGGCCTACCTGTGCTCGGTCGCCTTGACCGAGACGATGGCGGCGGCGATGATGAGACACGAGCTCGCCGAGTATAAGGAGGCGTGATGCTTATTAACGGAAAGGAATACAAGATATGCGCTTACGCCTACTTGAGCTGTGCCGACTTGAGCCGTGCCGACTTGAGCTGTGCCGACTTGCGCGGTGCCGACTTGACCGACGCCGACTTGCACGGAGCTTGTTTGCGCGGTGCCGACTTGCACGGAGCTTGTTTGCGAGGCGCCAACTTGCGCGGTGCCGACTTGCACGGAGCTTGTTTGCGCGACGCCGACTTGCGCGGAGCTGACTTGACCGACGCCGACTTGCACGGAGCTTGTTTGCGCGACGCCGACTTGCGCGAAGCCGACTTGACCGACGCCGACTTGCGCGACGCCGACTTGCGCAACGCCGACTTGAGCTGTGCCGACTTGAGCTGTGCCAACTTGAGCCGTGCCAACTTGCGCCGTGCCGACTTGCACCGTGCTTGTTTGCGCGACGCCGACTTGCGCGAGACTGTCGCGATGCCGCAATGCCCGGAAGAAGGGCCTTTCATCGCCTGGAAAAAGGCGTGGAAATACATAGTTAAACTGGAAATTCCTGCGGACGCAAAAAGGAGTTCCGCCACCTCGGCGAAGTGCCGGGCATCTGCCGCGAAGACGATCGAGATCCAGAATCCAGACGGCACGCAAGCCGAGGTTACGCACGTCGAAAGCGAAAGAGGCGGAATATACGAGGTCGGAAAGATGACCTATCCCGACAGCTTTGACGAAGACAGATGGAACGAGTGCTCCAACGGAATCCACTTCTTCATCGCCCGCGAGAACGCGGTTAATTATTGACACGCCTGACGCATAACATAAAGGAAACGCACAAATGAACGAGAACGAAAAGAAGAGCGAAGAGAACGAGACGCACACGGAGACCAAAAAGGGCGAAGTCCACGTAGAACAGCGCACGCACTCTTACCACTACAGCACCGACCCGGACGATCACTACTTTGGCACCGGCGCAACAGGAGGATGGTGAAACGAGTGTCGTTTTATCCATTCACCCGAAATGGGCGGAGCTCATCTACTCCGGGAAGAAAACTGCGGAGCTTCGCAAGTCTTTCCCGAAAGACTTTGACCCGGAACTCGATCGCGTCTATCTTTACGAGACCGCTCCGGTAAAGAAAGTGACGGGTTTCTTCCTTCTCGAACACGGACACGACGAAGAAGAGCTTCAGTGTTCTGACGAACTCTTTGACGACGTCTCGAAGAAATCGTGCGTTCCAAGAAAACAAATCGACGAATATTTTAAATCCGGAAACGGAAAACTTGAAATTTGGAGAATCCGCACGGCCGTGAAATTCGACGCGCCGTTCGAACTGCACGAAAAGCGCGCGCCGCAATCGTGGATGTATGCTTCCGTCGGATATATGGAGGATGGCAAATGAACTACCTTTTTCCAGAGGTGAAATCCGGAAAGACTTGCAAGACCTGCAAACACAGGATTCGATACGAATGCGGAGGATCCATCTTCCAGTAAAAAATTAAGGACGCTTCAGGGCGCCCTTTTTTTTGTCACTTGAAGAGCATCTGGTGCCGGGCCTTTTCTTTTTCCGTCCGCCAACCGACGTGCATAAAGCGGATCTCGCCCGTCTTGTCGCCCGGCGTCTTTGTGTATAAAATAAGCTGGTCGATGTCGAGTTCCGACACCATTCCGACGATTAGGGCGTATAGTGCCCGATTCGCGTTTTCGGTGCCGTTGTAGGCCTTTATGTCGGCGGCTAGACCTAGGAGGTGGGCGGAAGTCGAAACTCCGCCCACGCGCGCGTTTACGGCCTCCGAGCGATAGCAGCAATTTACCCGGATCGGGCGCCCGAAGGCGTCGCGGATGCTGTCGAGCTTGAGCCCCGTTTGGCGGACGTTCTCGAGCCGCTCCCAGTCGGGCAAGTTAGGCAGCCCGGTGTCGGTGTGCGTCAATTCTGACAAAGTAAACCTGCGCGGATATTCAACCATCTTTCACCCCTTAATTTGTAGGAAATCTACAAATTCCATTTCGGACTGGACAAATTGCCGATTTGCCATCTCGTAACCGACGGCGTTCGCGTAAAGGCGCTCCATCTTTTTAAGCCCGGAATGCCCTAGATCGACGCGCTTTTCGAACTCGGCAACTAGGCGCAAGCGCGGATCGTCGATCTTGTATTCGGAAACGAATACGGGAGCGTCCAGTTTCGCCGCCCAGTCGAAGAATTTGTCCGAATCGAAATCGCACCCGTAGCCGCCCGTCCCCGCGTAAGGCGGATCGCAATAGACGACCGAATTTTCGGGAATAGTTAATTTATCATAACTTGTTTGTTGTATTTCTAAACTTTGTATGCTTTGTAGGCTTTCGAGGCTTTGTAGGCTTTCGAGTCTTTGTAGTCTTTCGAGGCTTTGTAGTCTTTCGAGTCTTTCGAGGCTTTGTAGGCTTTCGAGGCTTTGTAGGCTTTGTAGTCTCTCCCATTCCGACGGGTCTCCGTTCACCCTCTTCTTCCATAGCGCACGCTTCGCGTCCGTGACTAGCCCTCTTCCGAAGAGGTAACCGCGGCAGCTATTCCCGAAACTCCAGACCATCTTTATTATCGGGTCGGTGCTCGCCTCGAATTCTTCCCGTTCCACGAAATGCGTTAAATACTTCTCTTTGTCTAGCCCTTTTATGCATTGCAGGAACGCCGCCGGATACGGGCCGATGTCGTTGCATACAAACTTCTTGTACTTGCCGGACAGCATCGCGCAATGCGTCATCGCGCATCCTCCGGCGAACGCGTCCACGAAAGTTTCCGCGCTCGGGATGATCTCGATTAGCCGTTCGGCTATTCCGCTTTTGCTCCCTTTGTAAGGCATTCCGTAATTCATCTCTTCGCCCTCTTGAGTTCCGCAGCCCAGTCTATCGGCTCGGTCTCGGTGACGCTTATCCTCGCCATCGCCTCGGCCCCTACGGAGTGCGTCACGGACGGAGTTCCTATTTTCGTCCAACAGTCGTCCGCGATTACTTTGTTGCGCACGAGCGCGTCCTGCACGCTCGCAAGGGCGTTGTCTCCGTCACGCCTACGCAAGTCGGAGTGCACGAACTCGACCGCGATAGATGCGGACGCGTAAGGCTCGGACGGCACGCCCTGCGATTTGATCTGTATGTCGGCGGATCTTTTCCACGCCATAAAGGCGGCGCTCTTTACCACGCGCCCGCGGAAAAAGTTTTGCGAGTTCTTCTGGCTAGCCGTCTCTCCATTTATTACATACAACTTTTTCCGCAGGTTCATTTGTGCGTTTCCTCCGGCGCGGGCCACTTCTTGTAGCCGAAGCGCGTGCGGTTGTTTGGCGTCAAACTGTCGTCGTCCGAGTAGGCGGACTTCCCGAACAAAGTAACCGAGGCGATTATCAATTTTATTTTCCACTCGCTCTCGCCGGAGTATCGCAGCATAGCTCCGAGCAGGGCGTCCGCCTCTTTCTTGCTCACCGGGTGACCGCCGCCGATGATGTCGCACGGCGTGTAGTTCGCGTCGTGGACTAGCCAGCAGATCTGGTGCAGCGTGTCGCCTAGCTGAGGGATGATCCAGTCCACGCAACGCCCGCCGGAGCGGAAATTGGTCACGAAGCCGGCGGAGAACGCCCAGTCCATCTCGGTGCCGTCCTCGAGGCCCACTCGCATGCAGGCCCGCTTTTCCAGGCGGTAGAGGCGGCCGCCGAGCTCCGACAGCTCGAGGCCCTCGCAGGGCAAGAATATCGAAGAGACAACCACCGGGACTCCTTTTTTAGTTTATATTTAATGTAGATTTTTTTCGGAGGATATATGCAGACAAAGTATTTCGGAATGCCGGGCGAGCCCGGAACTGACAAGATGCCGCCCGCCGAAGCGGAAATCCCCGGCGACCTGGTGCAGGGGGACGACATCGCCGACAGCGTGAGCGTCGCGACTTCAGCCCTGCTCAACCTAGAACGCAAGGCGGAATACATCCACCTCGAAGCGGGCAACCTAAACCGCCACGAAATAGCTGGCGAGCTGCGGGAACTCATCTACAGGCTCGCCGACGACAGCTTCGAGGCGTGCGCCGGTTCCGGGCACAACCCATACGAAATATCCGCCGCCACCGACATCGCCGACGGGCTCTCCACCGCCGAAGAGGTGGCCGCGTCCGCCGCCGGCATCGCCGCCGGGCTCGCCGATCTCGGGCTCCCCGCCTTGAAGAAGCTCGCCGACGACTTCGCCGCCGACATCGCCAAGATTGCATACAAACTAAATTTGTGTTAGTTCTCATCTCCTCCTCTAGTGCAAAAAGGGCTCCCGGTTATCCGGGGGCCTTTTTATTTTGCGCACAAATTATTCTATCGCTGCCTCTCCATCTTTCCGCGGATATACGCCACGTCACTCTTGATTTGCGAAAGGTCGGCGCGCAAAGTGTCGTGACCGTTCTCAAGATCCTTTACTTTACTTTGTAGGGAGCGTACGCTCATATAGAGCCACCCGGCCGCCAATGCCGCCGGAACGCCCGCCACCTGACCTATATTCTGGATGATAGATACGAAATCCATTATGACCTCGCAATCCAATCGAAATGGAGCAAGCTTCCTACCGTATAAACGATAAATCGAAGTTCGTAATATACTCTGTTAGTATTGTCGTATATGTCCATCGTGATACGGCTTGGCGTGCTGTTGAAGTCTCCGTTTCCGAAACAGACGACCGTATGACCGGAGGCGAGACTTACCGCCGCTTCCTTTACCGTGTTACCGTAAGTTCTTGATTCAGAAAAAATATCGGCGCTCGTGCAGGTCGCTTTCGTAAACGTGATTTGCCCAGCTTGCGTCGAGTTCGCACGGACGACCGCCGTGAACCCGGTCCCGATGGAAATCGTATTGTCCGTCTCCAATGCGGTCTCGAACGAACCTTGACTTGGCGCGTTTTGTTTCCCCTGCAAGGCGCTCGTAATTTGCGCCACGGCGTAATTCGTGGACGCCAAGCCGTCGGAGCTCGCCGCCCCGATGTTCGTCCGTCCCTGCGTCTTTTCGGCGTCGCTGAACGACTGTGCCGTCGAGACCATAACTTCTTTCTTTGCCGTGCTCATACAGTCGCCTCCGTATCGTCCGCCTCGGCGAGTGCCGAGACAAGCCAAGTCCTAGTCTCTTCGAGCGACTCGTCAATCGCCGCCGCCGTCACTATCGTCCGTGCCGTGTAAAAGTAGCCGCTCGAAATGAGGGGCAACACGATCACGAATCCGGACAATAGCGACGCGTCGAAAGATAGCAATCGCTCGTGCAGGTCGCGGTCGATGTGCCGCGCTATCGTGTAATTCCAGTCGAGCCCGGACAGGCTCGCCGCCACCGAAGCGAGGGCCGCCTCTTCCGGCAAAAAATCCCTATGCGATACAAAGTAACTTCTCGAATAATTTGTAAACATTTTTGAAACTCCTTACGATGCCGACGCGTGGCGCAGCATCAAAGTGCCTCTTGTATATCCTTCCTGGTGCGAAGGCGTAGCGGCGGTAAGATCGATCTCGGAATACGCCGCAACGAAAGCGTCCGGCGTGAGTGCGTTTTCGAGATTATGGAAAGTAATTCCGATATACGGCCACGAACAATTGAACGCGACGGAAGTCACGCCCGAAGCTATCTGCAGCGCGCTCTGGTCGCAAACGAATCCTCCATAATAGAACTTCCCCGGCTTGAGAATGTTGTATGCAGAATTTATGTAGTGAACAGTCGCGTCCTGCAATCCGGTCGATGAATTGACGCTCGCGGCGATGTTCTCCGACACACAAACTAAATGCAGATGGTTGTTCGTGAAGTCGAGCTCGAACACCGCCATATAGAGGACAGACAGAGCTCCACTCCCCTGCGTGTTCGTGTTGAGCACTCCGAAAACGTCCGTCAGCGCGGGCGTGTAATAGTTCGGGAGAACGAACGCGTGCAGCTGCATCGCTGGCTTGCTCGCGTATTGGAAAGAGCCGGAAATGATGTTGCACTGCTCCGGGGACTCTTCGACCTCCGGCGAACAAATTAACGACAGCGGAGAAGCCTCGACAGGGTCTTGATAGATGACAACCTGCCCATTTTCGGTCTTATGCTGTATTGGAGCTTCCGTTCCTATCTTTGCGGCGAGGTATCCCGCCGCATCCGTTCCGTCAACGCTCACCTTGTGGTCGCTCTCCGCGGAGCCTCCGCCGCCCAGACTGCGGAAAGTCTCGTCATTCAAGTCGAGCTGCGCTTGATACTCGAAGTCCGCCGCCGCGTCCGTGTTGGTGATGGTGAGGCGGATAGTCTTCGCGGTCGAAGCCCCGAGCGAAAGTAGCGAAGTGTGCGAGAG